GTAGCCTCTTGATCAGCTACAAACTGAGCATTTGCTTCTGCGACTGTTAGTCTTTTTACATTCTGCCCCTTTCTATTAACAATCTCTTCAATGTTATTAAGTAAATAATTTACTAAGTTCACAACTGGTTCATTATCAGGCTCTAATGCTTTTTTTGTTTCTTTGCTGGCTGCTTGGAGATTCTTACCTAAAAGTTCGGATTCTCTTCGTATTGTGTTTGCATTTATCGTTTTTGTATATGTGCCAGCCTCTAAATTTATGGCGTCTGTTACACTAAGAATTACATAAAGTCCCCCGATCTCAAAGTCGCTGTAATCCAATTTGCCAGCATCCAGTCTTGGACTATAACCAACACTCATTGCCGGGATATAAAGAAGGTTTGTGAATTCATATGCCCTATTCCCAAACAATGTAGCGGACACTGTATACGAGTAAGTTGAAGCTAACAAAGAAGGCGGGACATTTTTCTTAGCCTGCTGCTGCTCAAAGGCAACATTTGTTGTCGCGTGGTCTCCGTTGGATTGGAAGTTTAAACTTTGCAATACCCCATTTGACGCACCAACTAGCAGTTTTGCTATCCCCTGTTCCAGCAGCTTAGTTTCATCTTTTAAGAAAGTTTGTTTTGCCACTTCTACATTTTTTGCCACAAATATTTTTGAGTTTTCAAAATTCAAACTTGGCGTCTGACCTATCAAAATGCATCCGGCACACCCATCTATATTGCTGTCTGAAAAATATTCTTTAGCAAATTTATTAATACCATCTTTGTCTCCCCTTAATAAACTAATATGTTCTTTAAGGGATGATGAATTATTTTGATTCCACTTTCTTCTATTAAAATGAAAAAACGGAAAAGAAATGGTTGGGATCGCCGCTTTAGCTGCTCTTGTCGTAAGCAATTCGGGGAACACTGTTTGGAAAAAATAATGTAAAAGATCTTGTACAGAACCGCTTGGGACATCAACTAAAAACTTTGTCATGACTGTTTTAAATCTTTTAAATTCTATAGGGATATCTCCAACATTGCACCAGTATCTAGATCCATCAGGCTGGCGCATTGCAAAATTTCCCATCACAATGTTTGGAACATCAGAATCTGCCTCTAGGGATTTCATTAATTGTACAACCATTGCCAAAATATCTTTGAATAAGACAAATTTTATAATAGATGGGTTGCGAGAGTTGGGAACCATTATATCAAAAAGATTTTTAATGTAGTCTTCGTCCTCAAATGCCTCAATATTTGTATCTTTAAATTTTTTCTGTTGTGCTTTCCTTTCTTTTATTTTTCTTTTTATCTCTACAACAGTGTATGTTGACCTCTCTGTAACCGTTTTAAAGGTCTTGCCCTTGGTTAACTTGAGGGTAAATTGTCTTTTATCGTCTCTAGCTAATACTGATACTTTTGTCTTAGTCTCTATTTCAGCTTTATAAATTGCATTCTGTTTTTTGAGATACTCCGCGAAGGCTGCAACATATTCTACAGCTTTTACCTGATTTAATTTTGCTTTTGTGCTTGCAATTGCTTGTTCTGTGGCTTGCTTTTCACTCAAATTGCTTTGAGTTTTTAATTTCTTTTCGTGCTCAAAAAGTTTCAAAGCAAGGTCTGCGGTTGGACCTTTTATCACTCCTTCAACTTTTTTAAAGAAATCTTGATTTTTATAAATACCATCTTTAAAGTTTACTGCCTTAATCAAGCTTTCAAAAGTTGAAGTTTGGTATTTAACATTTAGAATAAGACTTCCATCCTCATTAAAATTAATTGTATGATCTTCTGGGGTAAGCAAATAAAAAGTCTTCTCAAACTTATTTATTATATCTTTTTGGGCTGGTGTCAATACCTTACTGGATAAAGTTGGCGAAACGTTCCAGCCGTATTCTAATACTAAGCGCAATTTTTTTTGAGCCGTGACAATAGAAATCAACTCTGTGTATCTTAAATCTTTTGGACTATTAAGTCCATAATCTTTCGTAAAATTAAAAAGGTTTCTTATATTAAAGCCAGCTACAGAATTTTTATCAATTGCTGGCTTGTGGGCAAAAACATCAAAAGATGAAAAATAAAAACTCATATTAACGTGCATAGGATCAGCAATGATTGTTTCATTATATTTGCGATCTACCGTCAAGGATTGTATGGCTGCTAGCTCGCCCCTGCTTGTTGATTGAACTGGTTCAGCCGCGTTGTTGCCGCCAAAAGTTTGAAGGTTTCCAGCAAGTCTTGAACTAAGCCCCGGTCGATCTGTTCCAACCCCCTTATTAAGAAAAAAATCTAAATCAAAACTTTTCTGAAAAGATAATGGTACAGCGAAATCTTGTATTTTATTGTTTATTTTAAGAGGGTCTGGCACTAACAAAAGTCTAACATAAGGAGACATCCCTGCCCTCTGCTCTTGCGATAGAGATTGAATAAACTCAATATGATCTTTTCTTTTTTCTATCGCATTAAAGCGAACTTGAGATTCAAAATCACATCCATAGAAAGGACTAAGTTGAATTAAATTTTCATTATTTGTAAAGAAATTTTTTGCATCAGATTCGTCCTTAAAAAATTTTTGTATTTTATTGCCGTCTTTGCTTGAAATACGAGGCAAAAGAGCTTGAATTAGAAAAGCTTGCGCCCTTTGTTGATTTTTATCAAATGTTATATCTTTTATTGGAAAAAATAAATCCATTTTACAATCCTATGGATGTCAGAACTTGTCCTAATGGTGTTGGTATTCTAATCAAATCACCCACAGCAACATGCGACTCTGTTGGCTTTTTGTTAAACCATGCGATTACCCACCAGTATCTTGGATCACCATAAAACCTCTGGGCTAATTTATAGTAATGATCGCCAACTGTCCATACATAAACCTCATACTTGAATAACATAATATCATTAAAGCTAGGATAATTCAAGTCGGCAGTTGCTTTTTTTGCCAAAAAAGCCTTCTTATTTTTATTAAACTTATCTTTATAGACTTTTTTATAGTCTAAGTCTTTTAACTGTTGTTCTTCAACGCCAGAATATCTTGAAATAGCCATCTTAACTCATCCCCATATTTTCTTCTGCATACTGTTGAGAAATCGGAGGTGGTGTGTTTGCAGCAGTGTTTTTAGTGTCACCAAAAGCGCCGAATAAAGAGTTCGTATTTGTTTGGTAGGGGAAATCATTTTTAAAATTAAAGTTTCCATCGATGGAGCCAACAGTACCCTCGTGCAAAACAGAGAAAGTAAAAGTTAACTTGTACGCCCTAAAAAACAAATTATTTGAATCTCCAAACTGCTGATTACTAGAAAAGTAAAAGCCGTCGTTCACGTCGAAACTGTAATCAAAGCTTGTGACATATCCCAACAAACCACTATATCCACTAACCTGATTTGTAATTAAATTGGCGAATTTAACTCTTATCAAGGGTGGCGAGCCGATCACCAAGTCGCCCTTGAAAGAATTATAAGCTGGATATAGATTCTTTATGAACTGATTAATCTTTTTCATATTCTGATCAGCATCCGCCACATCCATGCAAGGTATTGTTAATCCCAAAGTTATTGAACGATTGACACCTTTGAACACTGGGCTTGGGTCAGTTCTACCATAAGCCTGCTGTCCCGACACTTGAGGAGTGAACTTATCAGAGAAGGTTGTGACATAGGCTGGAAAAGTTAATGCATTGGTGGATAAAAAATTAACATATGGAAGCTTTCCTGCAACAGTTGGAAATTGAATCCTAATGTTGGAAAAGCTTAACTTGTTTCTTATTTCCGCCTCAGCGGGTCCGCAAGTTTGTAATGCCGAATCTGAGTTAACAGAATATAGGGCATCTTCTAAAGCAGAGATCGCATAATTTTTAGCAAGTCCTGCCGCATTTGTCCAATTAATCGCCATATTATAATTATCAACTTATTTATTTTTTGTCTTAGTTATTACTTTTATCTTAAAGCAGCTACTTCTGATTGCAGTTTAAGAAGGTCTTTTTTCAAACCTCGTAAAATTGTTTTTGTAGTTTCATCCAAACTACGGCCCGCCATCAATCTGTCAATTTGAGAAAGCACAGAAACTAAGGCACCAGCTACACCGACGACGGCGCGGGCACTGCTACCTGCTATCTCGCCAATTTTGTCGCCCATATCAGTGAATACCTTATCCGCCTTGGTCGCCAAACCAGCCAAGCCCATGTTTGCTTGCGCTTGAAGTTTGAAAATTGTTTCTGCCTCTACCCTTGCTTGTCCAATTCTTAATGCTTCCGCACGAGTAGCTATTCTTTCAGCCGCAGTAGCAGCGCCACGGCGTGCTGCGTCCAAGTCTGCTGGTTGTGTCCCCTGAAGATCTGCGATTGTTAAGCGCCTTCCAGACACAATAGCACGAATTGCTTCAGGACCCATTTGTCCCAGCGCAGTTCCCTGAAGGGCAAACGCAACAGCCTGTCTGACATTGGCATCCATGCCCCTTGTCTGACGTGAAAAAGAAAGAATGATGTTTTGTAACGCCGCCGCTCTTTTATTTGGATCTGAACTTAAAATTCCTGTAGTATCAACCCTCATTCTTAATTGGTTCGCCAAACGACCTATCACAGCAGCCTGCTGTTGTCGCTGCTGAATCGTAAAAGTTGAACCAAGCATTTTATTAAAATTTTCACCTGCTACTCCCAATGAACGACCGACAGCCTCTGCTCTAAGAGCCAATTTTTCAAGCTGGTCTCCCGACTGTGCAAAAGTAGCATTGCTTGTAAGCAGACCTTGCGTTAAGTTCAGTAAAGTATCTGGAGGTCTTCCAAGCGCTACAGACAATCCGATTAACCTGTTCTCAAATTGTTGAGCCGCCTTTGCGCCCATATTACTCTGAAAAGAAAAATCTTGCACAAACTTAACCAGCTTTGATCTCTCAACCAAATTGGTATTCTCAGAAATTGCCCTTGTTATAGAATTAATAGCATCGCTTTGCACCAAACCTGAATTCTGAAAACCTTTTGTTAATTCAAATAATGTATTTTTAACATTATCGCTTGTAATGCCAAAATTATTTATAGACTTGTTTAAATCCTCAAAAGTTTTAAATGCCTGATTTATTTGATTATTAAAATCAACAAGACCTAAGTCTTTAACAGCCCTAGCCTGAAGATCTTGAATCTCACTAAACACCCCAACAAACGCACTAATACTACTTTTTAAATTTTTATTTAGCTCGTCAGCCGCAGCAATGGTGGCACGATACTGTGCAAAAGAACCAAGAAGTTCCTTGCCTTGTTTGGTGGATTGTTTTATAACTTCTAGTAAATCATCTCTTTCATCGGGCGGCATTAATAATTTTCCTCTTCAGGCACTTCTTCTTCCTTTAGAGACACAAACAAATCAAAAACCCAGTTTCGTTTTTTTATTGGAAGCGTCATGATTTCAGAATATCTCCATCCTGTATTTGATATCAAGACCATTATATTTTCATATAGTGTCTGTATATAATTAGAATTCAGGGAAAAAAAAGTTCGCCTGAAAGGGCATACCCCCTTCTTGAACCTTGCCGCACGCTGGGCAGGCTGTGCTAAACACAGTATCAAGTTTTGGTAAGCTTTTCTGATACGCCGCTAAAAGGAAGCGGGAGTCTTTTATTTTTAAATTACTTATAAAATCGGAAATTTTTTGCGAATCTGTTTCACCATCAACGCTAAGGATTATTCTTTTATAAAATTCTTGGTTATGGCTTGTTTTAATGTCCATGCTGTTTAATTTTTCTACAGTTTTTTCAATCGACGTTAGTTCAACTGGCAGTAAAACTCTGTATTCTACCGTTTTCTTAGACTTCGGTAATTCAACGATCGATGTGTTGTGATTTGTTCGTTCTATTTCAGGTTGTTTTACATTATCAAGAACAGACTGAAGATTGATTTCGTGTTTTATTTCTTCAGAACAGGAAACACAATCAAGAATGACTGGATAATCTTCATCATATGCGTCAATTCTTGCCGCTATTAGTATCGCCATTTGATCTATATCGAAAATTTCTTTAGCATTAAAACCCTCAACCAAAACAATACTCTCAAGTAGTTTGTCAATGACAACACCATTATCAATGTAGGAAACATTAGTTAAAATTTCCTCTTCCTTTGTTGTCAACATTTTTACTTCTATTTTTTCTTTTTCATACAGCGGGTGTGTTTCAGGATAAAATAACCCCCCTGTTGGCAACTTGACGAAGATGGTTGCCCCATTAAGATTTTGGGATACAGGTCCGTCTCCCATATCAAATTTTCTCATCTATACCTCTTATTTAATAAGTTTTTGTTTTTCCAGTAGCGGAAGTGTATGTTAGGTCAGCCCAATCATAACTTAAAGTTAAGCTCGCCCCCAAAATAGATGCTCCCGCATATGCTAAATTATCAAAATCAATCTTTGAGACAAATGCATTGTGCAATTTCCAAGTCTCATAAACATCACCATCCCCATTTAACACTTCTATTTTAACAGTTCCAATTGATTGTATTAAGGATTTTTTATTCATATCCTTTAAATTATTTTGGTCAATACGATCTGGATTAGAATATCCTAATTTTTTATATGTGTTTAATAATTTGCCAGCCATTGTATCAACTTGACTTCCATCAAAACTTTCAACAATTTTAAAAGTCACATCGTTCCAAGTGACAACTCCACTTGGGTATTTAAATTTCCAATTTAAAAGTTGGTATTCTTTAATGGCACCAAAATTAGGCGCTGGCCTTGTAACGCTAGAAACCATAAAATATGGAATATCATCAATTCTCAATAAAAATCGAAAATTGCTCTGAAGGCTTTTTTCAAGAATATTTCTGTAATTTACACTATCCGACATCTATAGTAATTATGTCAATTATTAATTTTGGTTAATTTCTGTAATGCTTACAGTTGCATAATCATAACTAAATTTTAACGTAACAGTGTTAATTGCATTACCACTATACTGTAGCTTAGAATAGTTCACATCTGATACAAATGAATTGTAGAGTGTCCACGTTTCGACTTCATTACCATCCGAATCTAGAACCTTGACTGAGATATTGCCAAAATTGCCCGTGACAAACCTTTCTTTAGAAAAAGTAGTTCTCCACCCTTCATTATCAGATGTCCAAGTTGTTGGTGGGTTATAACCCGCCTTCTGCACAGCATCCAAAACTAGGCCAGATACATCAGGATCAATTGGCTCAACTAAAGTTACACTAACGTCTGACCACTTTAATTTACCGGGGAACTTAAACTGATGACCTAAAAATTCATGATTTACATTTCCATCAAAGTTTGGGTTAGGTCTATCAGCCTCTGTTACTACCCAAGCTGGGATATCACCAATAGTCAAGATAAACTTAAATGCTCTTTTTGGCTCAATCTTGACTGATGCCCATGGTGGAATTGGTGATGCTTTGTTTACGGCCATTATTATTCTCCTGTCTTCCTATTAATTAGTTTAATCCTCAAAAGATGCTCCAGTGTTTGTGATAACAAAATCAACCGCAACGAATTCAATTGTCCTTACCGGCTTCAAGAATACCTTGGCGTATAGAATATTTCTATCAACCAAGTCTGGTGTTGTTGTGGTTTCATCAAGAACTAGCTTGTATTCACTTAATCCAAATCTTGCTTGTACATCTGCTAAGAAAGGCTCTGCTTGACCAATAAACCTTGCCCACGTTGCACGAACATTTGGCTCAAACAGTATACTGGCGGCAATGTTAGAAATGCCTTTCTTGATGAAGATGAGCAATCTACGAACATTGATTCTATCTAATGCACTTCTTGTTACCTGCAATGTTTTCTGACCAAAAATTACAATGCCCTCATTTGGGAATGAGGCGATTGGATTAATGTTTGCATCATATAACAAGTCACGATCTTGTGCTGTTAGTTTTTCAGTTACGTTAACAACTGGCAAGCCTGCAAGCCCAGTGGATAGACCGCCGCGATTGAAACCTGCTGGTGCAAACCAAGGCGCTCTTACTCTGTCTGTGAATGACATTGCTCCGATACCTGCAACAGAAGGTGGCATGTATACCAGCTTGCCTTGCAAGGTGTCTCTAACTTGTACGAATGGGTAATATGCACATCCATAACTTGAATTAATCTGACGATCCTTTAAGTTAGTAATTGTCTGACTTAAATTAGGGAATGTTTTTCCACTATTGCCCTCGTGGGCTGGCTGGAAATCGCCCTTAAGATCAATAACGGCAAGTGCATCTGCCCTTGATTCTGCCGTATTAACAAGGTGAGTTGTT